TCTGAATAGTAGTCTTTGTATTGATAGCCTTCGTATTCGGCACCTGAGCCTGGACTACCATTGATTTCTAATACATAAGGTTTACCCTTGTAAATAATATGATCTACCCCTACAAGATACGCTTTAGAGGCTCTAGCAGCCTTTAAAATGACTTCTTGTTCTTCTTCACTTAACTTATAAGGTTTAGGTGTAGCGCCTCTATGAGTGTTTGATCTAAACTCCCCTTTAGCTGCTATTCTATTTGTTGACGCAAAGATTTTATTATCAACAACTAAAGTTCTAATATCACCATCTACTTCCATATATTCTTGTATTAATATTTCTGCATCGTGTTTCCATAATGCTTGAATTGTAGAAACTAAACTGTCCATAGTTTCAATTTTAATAACACCAATACCTTGAGTACCAGTTAATGTTTTAAGTATAATAGGAAATTTACCACCAACTAATTTTACAGCGTCCTCTATATTTTTTTCATTAGATATGAATGCTGTTCTTGGTGTTGGTATACCAAACTTCTCAAATAATAATGCTGTTGTTAATTTATTATCACACGTTAACATTGCTGATCGTGTGTTTAACATAAACGCAGATGAATTTTGAAACGCTGATAATAATGATAAACCAGCTTCGTCTTCAATAGAACCTGCTCGTGTAATACAAACAGTATCTTTACCTATAAATGTATGTTCGGAATCTTTACCATCATAATTGTAAATGGTTAAAGTATTTTTATCTTCGTCTTTTCCTGTGATGATAGCATTTTTCGTATTGATAATGACACAATCAAAACCTTTTTTCTTACAAGCTTTTTCTATTAGTCCAACTGTAAGTTCTTTTTTAGGTGTTTCACCAGCCTTTTGTTTCTTAACATTAGGATTTGATTTCGTAATGATCGCAACCGTAATAGGTTTTACCTTACGATCTAGGTCTTGTTCTGTTATATATTCTCTAAATTTTGGAACCAACATTTATTCATTCTCTGATTTTACTTCTTCCTTATTCTCGTCAATTTTTTTTCCAATGTTATATTTAGCTGATAGCGTCCATTCTTTTTTTTCTTTAAAAGGTAATACTTTAATTTGAGATAATGGTGCTTTGTTTTCAGCTTGTGATCTTTCCACTATGTCTATTAAGTTCCAATCTTGTAAAAGAATTGATATTGTGTTTCTTCTTTGAATATCATTCTCTGTCAATGTTGCTTTCTTACCATCTAACGCAAATAGTTCTTTAAAATGTGTTATGAAATATTTACCTTGTTTGTGTAAGATATGACAAGATTGATATAATGTTTTATCTTTTCTACTAGCGACACCGATACGTGTCAATGTTTCTCTGATCTTTAGGAAGTCGTCTGGTTGTTTAATCGTAACCTCTAACATACTCTCTGGCGACCATTGTATTGTTTCTTCACTCATTTTGTTCTCCCACCTTTATTTAAGGAATCTTTTATAAATTCAATTTGTTCGTCTTTTAGTATGTTGAGAGCCTGTTTAGCTTTCTCATTACTGTATCCATAATACTCTTTTACATACTCTAAATTCTTCAATTTGGCTTGTGATAACCACTTGCCACCAAATCGCTTCTGTTTTCTAATACTATTTATGTAAAAGTGAAATTGTATTTTTTTGTCTAAAAAGTGGTAGCCATTCATCTCATTTGCCTGAGCTATACAGTCATAATGCATTGATACACACTTATTAATAATGAAAGGAGGGTACTTCTTCTCCCAGGTTAAATCGTCTGTATCTAATAGGTTTTCTTTAGTGAAATTAATTGCGTTAAGATAATCCTTCAATTCATACATAATATAAACTTGACTTTCTATTTTCTTTTATTGTGTCTGCCCATATACCAATCGCCAGGTTCATAATCCCATCTTTTACCATGATGACCTCGTATATCAGCGTAAAACATTCTTAATTTTACTATCAACTTTCTAAATAATGTTCTCTTTGCCATTCTATTCTCTTATTTAAATTTACAACTTGCCATGATTTCAGTCAAACAAGCAATCATATTTATTTCCTGATCAGCGACAAACGCAGATTTATATTGGTATCCAGCAATAATTAATATAGATTGTGGTATAGATTTTGAATCTAAACTTGAATATAGAATTTCATATATTGTTCTAAACAAATGAGATGGTTCTTTATCGAGGTTTTGAATAACCCACTTTCTCATATCATTAAATCTTTTGTCTTTTAAAGACTTTACTAACTCTTTTGTATTGACTTCTGATAGACTAAACAATATACCACTATCTATCTTACCTCTTACAGAATATCTTTGTAGTTCGTTGATTGTTCTTCTAAAGTCTGGATAGTATTTTTGTATAAGTTCTGCTAATACTTTTTTGTCAAACTCTATATCTTCCTCTTTTAAGACACTCTCAAGGCGATTTAAGAACGCTGTAGCCGTCTTTACACGTTGTCCATTAGTAATCTTAAAGTCTATGACAGTACAACGACTATGTAACGCTGGTATAATTTTATTCTTATAATTACAAGTAAATATAAATCTACAGTTCTTGTAAAATGTTTCTATGAAATTTCTTAACGCAGGTTGTACTGATTCGGCGTTCATGTAATCAGCCTCGTCTATGATTATAACTTTATGATTGGCGTCTTCTGTAAGAGATACAGTTGAAGCAAAGTTCTTAATTTTACTTCTTACGGTATCAATTTGTCTACCTTCATCTGAACCATTTATGATAATATAATCACAATGTAATTCTTCACATAACGCTCTGGCAACTGTTGTTTTACCCGTACCAGCACTACCTGATAATAATAGATTAGGTATTTCTTTTTGTTTTAGGAATTGTGTAAATGTATTTTTAAGTTCTTCCGTTAAAATACAATCTTCAATTCGTTTTGGTCTGTACTTTTCGACCCATAAAAACTCTGACATAATATAAACCTCACTTTATTTCTTTTCTTCATCATATTTTACAGTGACATCATAGCCACCTTTTCTATCTGACCACCAATCATCTTCTCTATCATAATCGTGTTCACTTAAAAACTCCCAAAATTTATCATGTTCTTCGTCAGTAGGTTCTTTACCTTCTGCTTCTAAATCACTTCTAAACTCTTGTTCTTGGTGTGATATGATTTCTTTAAATCGTTGGACAGAACCAAACTCCTCAATGATTGCCTCGTCATCTACATTATATGTAAACTCAGAGGCAACGGAGTGCCATTCAGTTTTTTTGACTATCATTAAAACTCTGAATCAGGTTCTAATGCTATCCAATATTGAACTGCTTTGTTTCTATTAACAAAGTGTGAGATTTTTGCTTTTGAAATAGCAACATCATAATCATCTACAATTTGTTTGAAGTTTTCAGTTCTAAAGAAAGCTGTAAACTCTTTATCAGTTTCACCAACATTAACAGAATATGTATTTGAAGACTTATTCTTTTTGTCAGTAGCAACCATTGAGATACTGCCGCCTTTACCTTCAACTGAAATGTCAGGTAGATTTAAGGTTGTTGCGCCTTTCATTAAATCTGTAAAGTCATTTTTCTTTAAAGTAAATGTAACATGCTTGTCTGGCATACTAATACCTTTACTTGGTGATACAATAACAGATTTATCAGCAAAGAAATATTTAATTCCTCTACTGTTTCCTTTTGATATATTTACGTAACCACCACCATTAAACTTTAGTTCTGGTTTGTCAAATAACTCAACTGATCTTAAAAATTCAGGTAAGTCATAAATCGCAAATTCACTTTCAAACTTTTCTGATACTTCGGCTTCTGCCAAAATATTTTTCATTGTAGAAATAGTTTGTACTTTGTTTCCTGGCTTAATCAACAAATTTTGATTAATGTCAGAAAAGTTTTTTAACACCGATATGGTGTCACTTGATAGGTTCATATTCACTCCTTTTCATAATTTAATATAGTATATAGTATCATAGTATAGTCCATTTGTCAATGTTATTACGCTGCCTTATAAGCATCTAATGTTTTTTGAAACTTACCTGCGTGAGAT